CAGCCCACCCACGCCGGCCAGCGGATCGCCGCCGCCGCCGTCATTGGCCTCGTCCATCCACGCCCACGCCGCCGCGCTGTCTGCGTTCGGGTCGGCCGACTGCAGCACGTCCACCACGCCCACGGGCACGCCGCTCTCAAAGTCGCTCAGCACCCCGCCAAAATCGATCTTGTCGCCGGCCCCGCCCTCGAGCTTGCGGGCATTCGGGAAGTACTTCTGGAAATCGGGGTCGGCCATGATGGCGTCGATAGACGACGGCGCGTTCTTGTACCGACTGGCGATACGGCCGAACGTGTTCTTGACGCTGGTGGCCGCCTTGTCATCGGGATAGTCGAGCGCCGTGTTGAAGCCCGACATGGTGCCGACGTTGCGGTACCCGCCCAGCGCCTTGCGCGAAGCCATGCTGGTGTCGGGCGGCGCCGTGGTGTTCGTGTCCGGCGCCGCATCCCCGCCCAACCGAGGCTGCGCCGGTTCATCCACGGGCATCGTGCCGCTGACGGGTTCGCCCATTTGCGCGAGCAGCGCCTGTTCGTCGAGAAGATCGTCGCGTTCGGCCATGACTTACCTCGTCACTCTCAGCCAGATGGAAAAATACAGATACGTGCTGTTGGTGCTCGCGTTCGACCAATTGCCACCATCGCCCTGACGCGCGGCGATGTAGCGCGACCCGTCCTCGCCCTCCAGATACACGTTCTGCTCAGTGCCGTTGTCGTTCCCGTACGCGGCCGGATGCAGGGCTTTCCCCGCTAGTCGATATCCGTCCGGTAGAACGACGCGCAGGTCCGTGCTGGCTGTGCCTCCCGTGCTGGTCTTAACCGCCTGCAGCGTCCACAGCATCACGTCGCCCAAGAGGGCGTACGTCTCCGCGACACGATCCGCGCTGGATACCGTCCACGTAATCGTGCCGTCGCCCTGAAAGCGGCTCGCATCGAACGTGGGGGTCGTCCAGTGCCAGTCGTGCGTGCCGGTCGCGGTGTGCTCCACGTTCCAGCCGGCCGCAATCGAGGTCGCCAGCGTGCGCAGCCAGTCCGTGAGGCCGCCAAGCGAGGCCACGCCGTACGGCACAAGGGGCAGGTTCATGCCCCCTCCTGCGCGAACACGGGCACGGTCACACCGTGAATCCGGGGGCGCTCATCGCCGTCATGGCTGGTATCCCACGTCACCGTAATCTGGAATCCGAACACGTCCGACAGCTGCAGGCTTTCGAGCTTTTCCTGAATCACCGTCTGGCTATAGCTGGCGTCGGTCGCGGTATCCGTGACGGTGCCCACCACCGCCAGCGGCCCGCCGATGGCCGAGGCAATGGACACCTGATGCGCGTTGCTGTTGGCCCCGGCGTAATCCCATTCGAGTACCGCATGCCCGAACCCCACGCGCTGCAACAGCCCGCCCGGCTGGAAGATAGGCGAGGTCACAAGACTGTTGAGATTGCCGGTGGTCACGTCGGCACGAGCTGATCCAGACAGCGATGCCAGAGTGGCGGCGCTCAGCGCGCTTTGGCCACCGATATGCGGAACAAGCACGCTGCTTAACTCGTACAGACAGGCGCCGCGATTGACGTTGCCACCATTGGATATCGTGTGGGTGCTCCAGCCCATGCGAACCCCATCACGGGTGCGTTCCTCAAATTGAGGCTGAAAGGCGTACGCGCTTTGCGCGTCATAGGTAAACCACCACAACACCCGTCGCACGGCATCCCAGACCGCCATCGGCGTGTCGTCCACATTGGAGAACGTGGACCCGCTAAAGTTGCGGACATCGCCACCGATGTCTTCGATTCCGACGCCGCCGACGATGCGCTTCGGGCCCGTCAGCGACATAAAGTACAGCGCCGGGTTCCCCAGTCCGTCCTCGCCCATCGCAATGGCGTCCTGCCATGTGGCACCGATCGAATAGCTCACCTGATCCGCGCGATATGGGGTGTTGACGTTTCCTGTGGGGCTCAGCCGCCACACGCTCCGATCCTTGAACACGTAGATCGCGCCGTCCAGTGGGCCGCCCAACCCCACGATGGCATCGCCATCGTTTTCGCCGCAGTCCACCCAGTCCTTGTAGGCAGCGGTTTGGGCAATGGCCTCGTCCTCACCCGTGTTGTCCAGGGCACCCAGGACCTGCGTAAACCAGACCCTGGAATTTCGCGTTGCCGTCTGTCCGCTGCTGGCACTGGTTTCGTGACAACCTGCCATAAACAGGCGATTGTTTGCGGCCAGCAGGTACTTGGCGGCCGGTGGCGGCACGTAGAGCCCGGCCGTGGGCGCAATGGTCCCATCCGAGTATGAGGACGGCGCGGCGCTGTCGTCGTACGTGGTGGTGCCGACAGCGATATTGCCGCTGATGTCGTAATAGGTCACGTCATCGGCCGAGCCGAAGACAATCCAGTGTGTGGCCGAGTCAGAGGTGGTGGGCTTGGTCACGCGGGCCGCGGTCCCGGTGCCGCTCGGCGTAAAGCTCACCGAAGCCGACAGCTCAGACGTGGCGATCGTGTTGCTGCCGCTGACGATCTTCCACTGGATCTTGTAGTACCGCAGCGTGGCGGCATATGAGCCTGCCCCGGTGTTCGCGACGGTCGCAGCCGCCGAAGCCGCAATACCGACCCGTCTGCAGGACGTACCATCCCACACGTGCAGTCGGTTCACGTCGCTGTCATAGGCGAGGAATAGTTTACCGTTGAGCGTGGCCCCGTACGGCCGAGACGTTGCCCAACTGGTGACGGTATCGGAGGCGGTCACACTGGCCCATGTTCCATTCGCCAACCGATGCAGCGTGCTCGTGCCAGAGAACGCCCACAACTCTGCACCGCCAGACCCTGTTTTTGTCACGCCCGGCTGATACCGCACCATCTGCTCAATCACATCCGATGGGCCAGACGTGAGGCTCACGGCCGCCGCCGAGGGCCGGCGCCGGCCCAGCGAGGCCGGTTCAAGTAGCACGTTGAACACATTGCGTGCTAGATCCTGCGACAGCCGTGTCGGAGGATCGGCGTTATTCATGCCGCGCACGTTCGTCCACACCACGGGCGATATGGGACGGCTCATTTGACACCCACCCCATCACCCGTGCCATGTTTACGCATGCGACAAATCATGCTGGCGCTCACGCTGCTCACGGTTGCACAACCGGCCGACTCTCAATCGGCCCGTTGGCTTCCGGGCATGGATCTGGTGCTGCCGGTCTACGCGGAGTTGACTGACAAGGACACGCCGGGACCGACCAGACATCTCCTTGGCTACGATCGCGATACCGGCACCACGTCCATGCTCTATCCGGCCGACCAGTGCTACATTCGATGGTGGTGGCGCCCCACGATGGGTGAAGGCGGCATCACGCATATTGCTCAACTCTCCCCAAGGCACTTCGCGCTCTACCACGAAAGCGGCTACATCCGTATCGAACCGCTGCCGGATGCAAGCTTTTGTGTTCCGCTTCCGACGTCAGATCCCAAGCCGGATGCCCACCCGTGACGGTCGGCCCAGCGCTGGGCCTTCCGCTGGATCAGCACCCGCACCCGCTGCCCGTCGCGCGGCGTCCCCGTGAACCCCTTCAGGGACGCATAGCGCCGGCAGTTGTAGGGCCGCACGTCATACACGGTGCAGCCGTCCCGATAGAACGGGCACGGCTGCGCCACCAGCCGATGAAACCCCGGCGCCGGGTCGGGCACGAACACCGCCGGTCCCCGCGCCTCGAGCAGCGCCCGCTCGGCCGTCGTCACCGTGACGAATGGCTGCGTGCGGCAGCACTCCCCGCAGCGCGTACAAACCCACTTGCTAGGCACGGCGCACCGGGGCATAGGCCGGCGTGCCGTCCTTCTCCCCCAAACCGATGCCATCCCTTGCCGGCGTACGACAACGTGGGGGGCGCCGGGTCCTTCACATCGATCTCCGCGATCTTCTTGCTGCGGCTGTAGTCGTACAGCTTCACGGTCATGTCCTGTCTCCTTTACGATCCCGCCGGGAACCACGCGCCCAGTTGCGACCCCGGCCGGATGCGCCGCGTGAGCAGTCCTGCCCCACCCGTGGCCGTCGCCGCGATCCGGTACTTGAGCGCCCCCAGGCGCTGCTCATACTCCACCCGCGCCCATTGCCAGCGGTCATCGTGCATGTGCTGGTATTCGTCCATGAGCGCCCCGAGCAGCAGCACGTCGTGGAAGTCCTCGTCCAGCACCGGCAGATCATTGGACTGCGCCAGGTCCGTCACCTGCCGGTCGTAGTCCACCGTGTAGGTGATCGCCGCGCTCGGTGTCGGCCAGAGCGTCAGCCCCCAGTAGTCCGATGCCGTCAGGCCCGCCTGAATGCGCGCGAGTTCCGTGCCCGATCCGCTGTCTTCGTGCAGCGTCACGTAGGCGGCGGTCGTGGCCGACAGATAGAGCTTGTCCACACGCTCCCACGTCGTGATGGTGCTCGCCACCGCCGTGGTGCCGTTGAGCGCAAACGTCCCCGTGAGCGCCTGCCCCCCGGTGACGATGCCCTCCAGATACACCGTCTGGGTCGTGTCAGCCGCGCTGGCGGATTTCACGTAGAGCGTCGAGGCATCCGAGGGCTGTTTCGCCACCGCCTGCCGGCCGCGCCAGACAAACGCTTCCGGCGTGCCCGTCTGCGGGTCGGGGTCGATCAGCCGGTAGTCCTGCGGGCTGAGTTCGTACAGCACGCGGTCATTGGTCGTCTCGAAGATCCGG